GAAACCTGTGTGGGTGTACTACCGTTTTGCGCCTGCCACACTGAAGCGTGGCCGGTCGTAGCCGTACCGTCCCATACGAACCAAATATCGGTCGGGACGCCCGCCGTGAAAGTAAGCGCCGCCGATTGAACTGAAGAGAAATAGTCGTTACCGTTGCCGTTCTGCTTACCGGCTTGAACGATAAGTTTCCCTGAGGAAAGGATACTGCACCAAAAACCGCCGTACGCCGCTGCGTTCGAATCCACGGCGCTGCCCCAGCCGAAGAGGCCCGACTCAGCCGCAGGGGTTCCGGTAAAGGTCGGAACCAGTCGCAGCAGCACCGTAAATCCGCTCGTACCTAGAGGGCAGTTATCTGCCCCGATGAAACTGCAAAGAAAGTCGTTTGCAGTAGCGTTGGCCTGCAAATAGGTGCCGCCAAAAACGCCCGTGCCGCCTGCCGCGAGAGTTGGAGTCGTTCCTCGCAATCCCGCCAATGTGCGCCAAGCCGCTGCGAAAGCGGCTTGGGAAGCGGACGAGCTTTGATAATTGAATTTCAGCGCCATCGGTATTTACTCCTCTATCCAGTCTTTACTTCTTTTGCCGCTGCTTCAGCCCTGGCCATCAACAGCTCTTCGTTTTCTTGTGTCATGAATACGAGGTCGGGTCGTTTCATGGCGGCCTTGAACTGCTCACCGATTTCGATTGTTACCGCCTTTGGGAGAATGCCCTTGTGGCATTTTTTGAACTTCTTCCCGCTTAGGCACGGACACGGCATGTTGGGCGGGAGCTGGAGCAGCGGGTTCCACACGTACCCCGGCATGAGACCCGTCACTAGGTGTTTGCGCGTTGGCGAGGGCTGCGGGGGCGGGGGCTCGCTCGCTGCCGGTGGGGGCAAGTCCGGCGACGAACTTTTCCTCTCCGGTGAACATGTAGTTGGGAGTTTTTGCTCCTCGGTGCTTGAGGAGGTTGTCGGCTCTTGCTTGTCGTTCTGCATCTTCCCGTTCCTTTTCTTTGTTCTGCACGCCTTGATATTCTTCTAGCCTGGCTTCGAGCGTGCGAATCGAAATGCCAAGGTCTCGCGCGGTTGCGGACTTGTTACCTCGGTGCCAGCGAAACGCGGCCAGGATGACCTGCTTTTCGACTGCCGAAAGGGGAATGCCGGGCGACCACTGAATAATACCGTCCATTGTCTTTACTCCTTATTTTCTAATTGCGCTTTCGGCGTATTCCGAAATTATGTCGAACGCGTCTTCCACGTCCCGGATGGGCGTAGCCAGGCCAAGTTGCGAGCGGATCGCTTTGGCAAGGCCGAAAACTCTTTCCTCAACCGTCTGTTCCTCATGGGCGTTGACCAAGCTTTGCAAGGTCTTTACCACAGTTTCCAATCGCTCGATTTCGCTTACGAGAGATTTGACGCCGTCGACGATTTGGTTCGCAAAATTCTGATCGAGTTGCGTGCTCAATTGAATTTCCCTCCCTGCTTTTTGTACCACCAAGTGACGAACTGCCATTTGACCTTGCCGAGCGCGGCTTGGCTGGCCTCTTTGGCTTTGCTCCACAGGGCCTCATCGACCTTGCCCGGATTCTCGAATAGCTCGCGCTTGCCCTCCGGAATCCAAGCATCGCCGCCGTCGGCCTCGTAACTGGCTTTGTCGAACTGCGCGCTGTTGCCGAGCACGCGGCTCATGCGTTCTAGCGTCGTGTACCGCTTGGGCATGATAAGCACGTTATGGGCGGCCGGGTCGCGCGAGCCCGGCTTCGTGTCGCCTTTGTCGGTCGGCGTACCGGGGCGAGAGGTCGATTCCCCTTTACGGCCGCCGTATTCGCCCATACCTTCTTTCGTTTTGCCCTTGGTGGGGTCGAGCTTCGCCTTGTTCGTGTCGCGCCGATCCTCGCCGGGATTGTCCTCGTCTACGGGCATGTCCGGGTCTTGGCTGCCCTCTTCGGTGAGGTCGCCGATTTCAGGGTCAAGCGGATTGAGCGAGTCGCCCTTGTTGTCTAGGGTGATGCCAAGCAGGTTGTCTTTATTGCAAATCTCTCGGAACTCGAACGTGGTGATTTCGGCGGCCTGGCGAGCTTGCAAGGCGCGCTGGAACTTTTTGTCTTTGACGTTTTCTTCCTGCTCGGCCGTGAGAACGCGCAGCGGTTTGAACTCAATCGACAAGTCATCCGGAATGAACCCGAACAGTTTTTGGCATTTGATTTCGATAAGGCGCAAGATGTCGTACTTGATCTTGTTGCGTACCTCCGACTCCACCATCGCGTTATAGTTTTCCATTTCCTCTTGGCTGGCATTGCCGAGCCCCGGAGAGAAAGATTGGCCGAAAAGTTTCACGGCCGGAATACGCATGTCGGAAGCGACTTGGGTACGGATACCCGCCATGGCTTCCGCGAGCCCGGCGAAGCTCAGTTGCTTATGATCGAAGTCATCTTCGGAATCCATGACCACGGCGTTCTGGTAGTTCTTTTGCAGATTCGCCATTTGCACGCGGGCGCGAATCTTTGCCTCACCGCCCGGCGATAGCAGCGTATTTACCAAGTTCTTAATCTTGTAAACGTCGAGCTTGAACTCGTCCAAGACCTCGAAGCCAAGGTCGGTGCCCTTTAGGTATTGGTTGATCGAGCGAACCAGTACCTCGACAACGGAGAAACCCCAACCGCGAAGGCGCGGCCGGATAAACGAAGGAGCCGTAAGACCTGTCATTCGCATCACGCGCGACTTGTGGAGCTTTTCGCCATAGTAGTCGTAGAACTCGAAATCGTTCGATTGAATCGAGGGGTCGTAACCTTCTGTGTTCTGTGCCGTCCAGAACAGCTCCCACATATCCACGGCGCGGAAATCGAGTTGCGTGTCTTTGGTGATGGCCTTAATGTCGAGCGGCTCCTCGGGGTCTTGGTCGGTCAAGATGATGTTGCCCGCCCCACCAAATAGCCGGTTCCATTTGGCCGCCTGCCCGACGGTCACGAGGTCGTTGTCCCGGTCCATACTCACTTCGAGCTGCTTTACCTCATCCTCGTCGAGCTGCGACGATTGGATCGTTACGCCGCCCCGGAGCGCGTCGTTCACCGGCAAATCAACGATGGTCTGCACGAGCCCGATTTCGACGTAAAGCTCGGAGAGGAGTTGGCGAAAGTTCGAGACGAGGTACCAACGCAGATTCTTGAACAGCGTTTGCGTGTCCGAAATCTGCTCCGTTCCCCCGAACCCGTATCCGTTGCCGGGCAAGCCGAACGGGCTGAAGTAGCCGTAACCTGGCAGGCCCAACGCTTCGCCTAGACCGTTCTGCATGGCGTTTTGCGCCTCGAAAGCGGCTTCGCTCATCGAGCCCGTTTGAAACTCAACTTGAACGAAGCCGGGCGGCGTGCGCTCGGTCTTTGCTTGAGGCGGGGATTTTATTACCGGTAATGTTTTACCTCTTCCGCTTCCGCTGTTCTTTTTCTTTCCCATAAATCCCCCTTAACACAAGTCCGCTATGCTAATGCCGCCCATGAGTTCGTTGAATGCCCCGGAAAGTACGTCGACGATGTCATCGTGAGCCCCATCGGGAAAGTTTTCAAGCTCGGTAAAGAACGCATCGTTCCAAGGCGCCCGCAATACCATGATACTACCAACTTCGGCCTGCGCCGAGACGGGCTTGGCTCGCGTAAGCTTGTCTTTACTCGTGGTCATCACGCGAGCGTCGAAACCGGCCAAGGAGCGGACGAAGTGTTCGGCTTCCATTACTCCTGCCGAGCCAGGGTCTTGCTGGCTCATGATTCGGCATTCGGTGCCGTCGTGAGTCGCCACGGTCTTTACTAGTTGCTCGACCTGGCCGGGAGTGTCGCGCGTACTCTTGAGGTCTACGACGCAATAGCGGCCATCGGCGTACTTGTACAATTTCAAGCCACGCGTCCAATCGGGGTCTTTGTTGCCTTCGTGGGGCTTGGTCGCGGCGCGGTCCCAAAAGCGAATCGACTGAATCCAACCGCCCGGTACCGCATCGACGATGGGGAACCATTCGCGGCGGAACACCATACCGGCCGAAGCCCGCACGCGCCAATTGCCGTGGAGCAGGCGCATTCGGTCAACGTAGCTCATGGCAAGCAGGTTGCCCCTATAGCGGGGATTGGTCTGCTCTAGGATCTTATTATCGTCGAGTTTGGCCGGGATGAACGTTACGCTCGTCGGCTGGACTTCCGGGCCGTTACCATATTGAGCGTACAGCTCGTCGGGAGAGTCGGCCCAAATGATTTCGTCGTTGATGCGGATGAACCAACGGATACTCCCGGCCTTGGCCGGGTCCGGGTACTCCCCCGCCTCGTCAAGCCACCAACGAATGAACTCCTTAACCCACGAGTCGGGGTCCGGGTTGCAGGTCGCGCGGATACGCGGGCGCACGCCGCATGTCGAGCGGTTCCGGCTCAGCATGTAAAAGAACTGGTTCGCGCTGAAGTGAGTAAGCT